TAACAGTCTAGTAAACAATGCGATTCAACTTGCAGAACTAAGAAAAGATTGCTTAGTTGTCGCTTCACCAAGAAGAACATCAGTAGTTGGTGTTGCAAGTGAATCAACACAGGCATCAAATGTTAAGGCAGATTTCGCTAATGTGACATCTAGTTCTTACGCAGTGTTAGACAGTGGTTGGGTATATCAATACGAGAGATACAACGACAAATACTGTTGGATTCCAGGTAATGGACACACCGCAGGTATCATGGCAAGAAGTGATTTACTTCAAGATGCATGGTTCTCACCTGCTGGGTTCTCTAGAGGACAATATTTGGGTATTACTAAACTTGCATTTAATCCAAAACAGGCATCAAGAGATGACTTGTATCGTGCAAGAATTAACCCAATCGTCACATTCCCAGGTCAAGGAACAGTATTATTTGGAGACAAGACTGCATTGAGTTCACCATCAGCATTTGATAGAATCAATGTAAGAAGACTCTTCATCACATTAGAAAAGGCAATATCAACTGCCGCTAAAGCTCAATTGTTTGAATTCAACGATTCATTCACAAGGGCACAATTTAGGGCTGCTGTTGAACCTTTCCTAAGAGATGTTAAAAACAGAAGAGGTTTAGTAGACTTCTCAGTAGTTTGTGACGAAACAAACAACACTGATTCAGTGATAGATAGAAACGAATTCGTATGTTCTATCTTCGTGAAACCTGCTAAATCAATCAACTTTATAACACTGAACTTTGTCGCAACTAGAAGTGGCGTTGAGTTCGAAGAAATCTACGGAGCAGTTTAAGGAGTAATAAATGGCAAGTATAGACCAATTTAAAGCACAACTCTTAGGTGGTGGGCCAAGGGCTAACCGTTTTAGAGTTTTTATACCTCGTTCAGGTGATAAGATTGAATTTTTATGTCAATCAGCACAAATCCCTGCTGCTCAGGTAGGTGTAGTTGAACAACAGTTCAGAGGACATGTTCTGAAACTCGCAGGAGACAGAACCTTTGAACCTTGGACAGTGACTATTATTAATGATGTTGAGTTCAGTTCTAGAACAGCTCTAGAAGCATGGCAAACAGATATCCAAGAACTAGATAGTGGAGAGGGTATCACATCATTAGACTACTTAGTAGACAGAGCATTTGTCGAACAATTAAATAAAGACGACTCAGTTCTTGCGAGATACGAATTCTTCAACATGTTTCCAACCTCTATAGGTGCTATTGACTTATCTTACGAAACAGTCGATGCATTGGAGACATTTGATGTTGAATTCCAGTATTCTCATTGGGAAAGAGTCCTTTAATTTAGTGAATAACACCCCATTTAGGGTGTTATAAATATTATTATGGAAATTTTTGGGTTTGAAATATCTCGTAAAAAAGATGAATTACGAGTAAAGGATGTGCAGAAGAAGTCGCAGACTTCTTTTGTAGCACCTGTTGAGGATGATGGAACTCCCATTATTCAACAATCACCAGGTGGTTTTATATCAGGTGGGGCATATGGGTCCTATGTTGATATGGAAGGCGGTATCAAGAATGAGGTCGCACTTATTCAAAGATACCGTGAAACATCTCTTGTGCCAGAATGTGATATTGCTATCGATGATATAGTAAATGAATGTATAGTTTCAGATACCCAAGATAGAATTGTATCACTTGATTTAAGAGATGTAAATCTATCGGACAGCATCAAAGAGAAGATGCATAATGAGTTCCGAACAATTCTATCTTTGATGAAGTTTCATCAAAACTCACACGAACTATTCAGAAAATGGTATGTCGATGGCAGAATCTACTTTCATAAAGTAGTAGATTCTAAAAGACCACAAGCAGGCATACAAGACCTTAGAAACATTGACCCGATGAAAATCAAGAAGGTCAGAAATGTTGAAAAAGAAAAAGACCCTAAAACAAAAATTGACATAATAAAGAAAGTCGAAGAATTTTATGTATTCTCCGACAAAGGTTTCAATAGAGGTAGTGCTAATGAAGGCACTACTGTAAAGATTGCACCAGAGGCAATTAGTTATACAACCTCTGGTATGCTAGACTACACAAAGAATGTTGTAGTTGGGTATTTGCATAAGGCATTGAAGACTGCTAATCAGTTATCAATGATGGAAGATGCACTTGTTATTTACAGAATATCAAGGGCACCAGAAAGAAGAATCTTCTATATTGATGTTGGTAACTTACCAAAAGCAAAGGCAGAACAATACCTTGCAGATACCATGAACAAGTATAGAAATAAACTTGTTTATAATGCAGACACAGGCGAAATCAAAGATGATAGACGCCATATGTCTATGCTAGAAGACTTCTGGTTACCACGAAGAGAAGGTGGTCGAGGAACAGAGATTACAACTCTTCCAGGTGGTCAGAATCTTGCAGAGATAGAAGATATAGAATACTTCAAGAAGAAGTTATATCGTTCTCTCAATGTGCCTAGTTCAAGATTAGAAGCCGATAACGGTTTCAATATGGGTAGGGCATCTGAGATATCAAGAGATGAACTTAAATTTAATAAGTTCACGAAGAGATTGCAAACTAAGTTTGCTAGAATGTTTACTGATATTCTTAGAACACAAATGGTATTGAAAAACATTGTGTCAGGTGAAGAGTTCGATAGTTTTAAAGATTTTATATATTATGATTTTGCAACAGACAATCACTTCCAAGAATTAAAAGAGGGAGAGATTTTAAGAGAAAGATTAGATATTCTCTCACAGGCAGAATCTTATGTTGGTAAATATTTTTCTGATGCGTATATTCAGAAACATATACTTCGTTTCTCAGAAGATGATATTGAACGAATAAAAGGTGAAATAGATTCTGAGGGACATGAAAGTGAAGAAGAGGAGTTCTAATGTCAGAAATTAGTAAACAAATAGTAGACCAGATAGAATCTGGAAAGTTAAACGATGCGAAAGATAGTATCTTTCAAGGTATCAAACAAAAGGCTGCTGATGCTGTCGACATGAAAAGAGTCGAGATGTCAGTAGATTGGGCAAATGGCGAAAACTTGGAAACAGATATCAGCGACACTGAATGAGGCGAAGTTTAAACTTCCTCGTGACCAGAAAGAAGTTAAAAAAGAAACTCAGAAGGTCGCCGGTAAAACACTAGACATTAGGTTTGGTGAAGACAAGAGAGGAAAGATTCATGTCTATATTGATGGTGTTTCAATGGGAGACCCATATATGAACATGAAAGCCGCAGACAAAGAGATGAAGAATATAAAGAATGTAATCAGACAGATGGGTGAAGAAAACATCTCCAAAGAAGAAATATTAGGAGTAATAAATGAAATTAATATCTGAATTTAACGATTACGCAGTCGAACCTGTTATCGTGGAAGAAAACGAAAAGGGTGAGAAAGAATACTTCATCGAAGGTGTATTCATGCAGGCCGATATCAAGAACAGAAACGGCAGAATATATCCTAAACAAGTTATGAAAAACGAAGTCGAAAGATATAAAAAAGACTTCATTGAAAAAGCAAGAGCATTTGGAGAACTAGGACATCCAGATGGCCCAACAATCAATTTAGACAAAGTATCTCACATGATTACTAAGTTAGAAGAAGATGGTTCTAACTTCATGGGGAGAGCAAAGATTTTAACAACACCAAACGGACAGATAGTGAGAAACTTGATTAACGATGGTGCAAAACTTGGAGTATCATCTCGTGGTTTAGGTTCATTAGAACAACGAGGTGGCGCACAAGTAGTTAAAGACGATTTTCAGTTGGCAACTGCCGCTGATATCGTTGCAGACCCCTCCGCTCCAGAGGCATTCGTAGAAGGCATTATGGAAGGAGTAGAGTGGTATTATGATTCTGGTATTCTGAAAATGAAAGATGCAGAGCAGATGCGTGACGAAATGCGTAAAGCTAAATCATCTAAATTAGAAGAAACCAAATTAAATTTATGGAAAAAGTTCGTAGAGAACCTATAATATATAAATAAAAGAGTTAAGCTAAAACTCAAACAGGAGAAACAAATGGCAGATTTAGAAAAAAACCTAGAACAGGCAATTGAAGAGGCATTACAGCCTGATTCAAAAGCTGAAAAAGGTGACTCAAAACCTGTTAAGCAAGGTTCATCAGATGCCGCTAAAATTGAAAGTGGTAAAGGTGAAGTCGTCAAACCAGAAGAAAATCCTGTTGACAAAGCAGTTGCTTCAGTAAAAAGCGCAGAGAAAGGAACCAAAGAAGTTAGTGGTGACCCACAACAGAAAGGGGAAGCTGCTCCTGAGAAGCAACCTAAGTTGAAAAAAGTTTCAGAAGATGATGTTAAAGAAGAACAGAAACCTTCTAAAATGGATGTAATCAAGGCTGCAGTCAACAAAATGAAGGATATGAGTAAAGACGAATTACAGGCAATGTATAACAGCATGTCTAAGAAAGATGATGTCGAAGACTCAGAAGAGGTTGACGAATCCTTGACTAAAGCAGAAATCGCAAGAAACATCGTTGAAATGCTGAAAGGCATGGACGAAGAAAGTGTCCAAGACTTTACAAATTCTTTAAACGAAGAAGATGATAAAGAAGAAGACGAAGACGAAGACGAAAAAGAAGTCAAAGAAGAAGACGAGAAAGACAAAGACGAAGACGAAGATGACGAAGAAGAAGTCAAAGAGTCTAAAGTTGAGTCAGACTTGATTGAGATGGAAATAGAAGACGACCTAGAAGCTATCTCAGAAGCTCTTGAACTATCAGAAGAAAATGCTGATAAGGCAAGAACAATCTTCAAGGCAGCTGTTTCATCTAAAGTTTCAGAAATCAAAGAACAACTCGATAACGAGTATTCAAACAATTTAAAAACCTCAGTAGAAAAAGTCAAAGGCGACCTCGCAGAAGCCGTTGATAAGTATCTATCATATTGTGCAGAAGAGTGGACGAAAGAAAACGAACTTGCAATCGAGAGAGGTTTGAGGTCAGAAATGACAGACAACTTCATCGAAGGATTAAAAACATTGTTCGTAGAACATTATGTTGAAGTTCCAGAAGATAAGTATGATGTTATTGATGAACTCGCAAATCGTCTTGATGAGATGGAAGAAAAACTTGACAGCGAAGTCCATAAGAATATGGAAATTGTTGAAGAGAATGAATCCCTCAAAAGACAAAATGTTGTGAGAGAGGCATGTGTAGACTTGTCTGAATCACAAAAAGAGAAAATGATTTCATTATCAGAAGGTGTTGATTATAAAGATTCAGAAGATTTCGCTGAGAAAGTTTCTGAACTTAAAGAAGCATACTTCCCAAGTGATGAAGTCATCGCAGAAGAAACTGTAGTAGAAGAAGGAACTGGTGAATTCTCAACTGAGAGTGAGTCAGTAATTGACCCTACAATGAATCAGTATTCTAATGCAATTAGTAAACTTAAACCATTAGGTTAATATTTAAAGGAAAATAACGACATGTTTTTATCAGAAAACTTACAAGAAAAGTGGTCGCCAATTCTAGAACACTCTGATTTGCCAAGCATTGAAGACAACTACAAGAAAGCGGTTACAGCAGTTATCCTTGAAAACCAAGAAAAAGCTCTTGCTGAAGACAGAGCTACTCTTGAAGAGGCTGCACCTTTAAATGCTACTGGCACTGGAATTAGTAATTGGGACCCAATCCTAATCTCACTAGTTCGAAGAGCTATGCCAAATCTCGTTGCTTACGACATTTGCGGTGTTCAACCAATGACTGGTCCTACAGGACTTATCTTCGCTATGAAAGCAAGATATAACGACTACGAGTCAGCTAACAGACTTGCACAATCAGAAGCTATGGGTATCAACGAACCTAGAACAGGTTACTCTGCTGCCGCTGCTGCTAACACTGCTGGTGTTGACGCTGACCCTGAAGGTGACCCATTTGCTGGTTCAAGTGCGTATCAAAACGCAACTACAACTGGTATGAGCACAGCTACATCAGAGGCACTAGGTGATGCATCAAGTAATGCATTTGCTGAAATGTCATTCACTATTGAGAAATCAACTGTGACTGCTGTATCCAGAGCATTAAAAGCAGAATACACTCTAGAACTTGCACAAGACTTAAAAGCAATCCACGGTCTAGATGCAGAATCAGAACTCGCTAACATTTTATCAAGTGAAATCCTTGCTGAAATCAACAGAGAAGTAGTAAGAGAAGTAAACAACCAGGCAAAAACTGGTGCTTCAGGAACTGCATCTGCTGGTACTTTCAACTTGGATGTTGACGCAAATGGTAGATGGTCTGTAGAAAAGTTCAAAGGTTTATTATTCCAAATCGAAAGAGAATCAAATGTAATCGCAAAAGAAACTCGTAGAGGTAAAGGTAACTTTATTCTATGTTCTTCTGATGTGGCTTCTGCTCTTTCAATGGCTGGTGTATTAGATTACGCACCTGCTCTTTCAACAAACTTGAATGTTGATGACACAGGCAACACATTTGCTGGTGTTCTTAACGGAAGAGTTAAGGTCTACATTGACCCATATGCTGGTTCAGATTACATGACAGTTGGTTATAGAGGTTCTAACCCTTATGACGCTGGTATGTTCTACTGCCCATATGTTCCATTACAAATGGTGAGAGCAGTTGGCGAGAATACTTTCCAACCAAAAATCGGATTTAAAACAAGATATGGTATGGTTTCTAACCCATTTGTTGGGTCAACACCTGCTAACGGTCTTGCTTCCGATGGAACAAACCAATACTACAGAAAATTAGCAGTATCTAACATTCTGTAATCGATTAATTTCGAATTTAAAGGGGTCTTTTTTAAGACCCCTTTTTTTATGCACTAAATAATATTAGTATCTTGAATCTATATCTTTTAAGATGAATGTGATAAAGATGCGAGGGGAGGCAGGCCGGCCTGCCATTCCCGATATTACTAATTGCCGGAAGTCATATACACACAAACACACAGGAGGAAATATGGCAAATCAACCAAAATCTGGGTACGAGATTCGTGCCGACTTACTTAATCTAGCAGAAAGTCTTATTATCAATAATATTGAGAATGAGAGGCAGACCATATATTCATGGAATGACAATCATGCTGAGTCTAAAAAGGAAATTCCTTTGAGGACTTATACTGCTCAAGATGTTATTGAAACTGCAAAGCAGTTCAATGATTTTGTAATCGAGAAGTAAGTATAGATATTTGGGGAACTTCGGTTCCCCATTTAGATAAATAGTAGTATGGCAATTAAAACAGATATCAACAGGTCTATACTCAACAGAAATAACTTTAAACTATTGATAGATAAAGTTCCTACTGTAGAGTATTATGTCAGAACAGTAAACATACCAGGCATAACATTCGGCGAAACAGTTCAAGCTGCTGGTGTTGGTCTTGATGCATTTTTTCCAGGTGATAAGGCATCATTCGATACACTCGAAGTATCATTTATTGTAGACGAAGACTTGCAGAACTTCAAAGAGATATATGATTGGATAGATTCAATCGTTCCTTTAAGTGACCCAAAACTATATGGAACATATACTGATACTGCCACTACAAGAACTAATGTCACGGCATCTGTAGAAAATGATTTGAATCAATACTCAGACATAACATTAGTTTTAAATACAAACAAAAATATACCAAATAGATTCATAAGATTTCATGATGCATTTCCTATATCATTGGGGTCGATTGAATTAGAATCTGGTG